AGGTGTGGGCGGACGGAGGGGTGGGGGGTGCCGCCGGATGTGGGGGATGAGGGGCCGCGGAGTGGGGATTGACAACCCCCGCGGATTAGTGGCCGAATGGTGGGGAGCATGCCCGAGTCGCCGGCTATCTGGTACGAGCACGCAATGATGCTGTTCGACGCGGGCCTGATCGGTGCGCCTGGCATCGCGACGATCTTTCAGGTCGAGTTGACGCCCGAGCTTGAGGCGTCGCTTGCTGCCCGCGCGGAACGAAAGCGGCGCGAGATCGACGCGTCGGACGACCCATGAAATCCTCCGAACTCCGCGCCCAAGTCGCCGCATTCGACGTGATGAACGCCGACCTGGCGAAGATCGAGCGTGAGGCCGCCGAGCACCGGGCCGAAGACCAACGTCAGCACAAGCAACTCGGAGATGGCATGGCCGACCTGCACCACAAGCTCGACTTCATCATCAACATGCAGACCGTTTTGCAAGACCAGATGGTCGAAGGGTTCAGGGCGTTGGGGGCGAGGGTGAAGGTTCTCGAGGCCCCGAAGCGCGGAACGAATGGCCGCTGAAGACCGCAACCTCGCCATCGAACGCCTCCGAGCTCGAGCCGAACTCCGCAGCGCCGACCTCGAGGAAGACACGGGGCAGATCGAGGTGACGGCTTTATCGAGGGCGCCGAAGTCGAGCAGCACGCCCGCTCCAGCCCGCGGGATCGTCGCCGTTCTGAACACGCTACCGTCGTGGAGCCGACCGATCGTCCTCGTGATCTTCGGGTTGCTCTTGGGCGGTGGCGGACTGTGGGCTTTGCTGGCTCGGGCTGGGTGGGTCAAGTAGCGGCCGGAACCGCTCGTTCAGGAGCTGAAGGATCCGAAACCGAACGTCAATGCCGTTCTCCAGCTGAACGATGTCAGCTAGCGCGTCGAAGAATACGCGTTTCCACTCGGGAACTTCGACGAGGCCATCGCGGCGCACGGTCGGCGTCGTGTGAAATGCCACCTCCCGCTCAAGCTCGGCGATGCGGGCGTCTTTGGCTTCGGAGGCGGCGATGTACGAGATCGGCGCGGGATTCGGCTGCATGGAGCTTGGCCAGAACAGCGTTGTAGGCCTCGATTGCGACCTGGCCCATGCGCTCGTGCTCCCGCTCCGCCTGCTCGTTGGCGGCGATGTAGGCGATCAAGCGTTCAGCGATAGCGCGCAGTGCCGCCCAGTTGCCAAGCATTCCGACTAGTCGCCGCGCTTCGTCGTGCGTCATTCCCCACCCGTGACAGCTCGAAGGGCGGCGCGGGCTTGTCTCCTCCGATATTCCTTGCCGCTCGGAGAGAGGGCCTCGAATGGGAGCGATGTGCCCGACTCACGCTCGTTGAAGTCATGCAAGGCGGCGGCTGCGCGGCTAATGACCACTTGGCTGGCCATATAGGCGTCGAGGATTTCGAACAACTCACGCACAGGGCCGCCGCCCGCGTCGATCCAGGTTTGAGCAATCGCCACGCGCGGATCAGCTTCGCCGTGCGAGGGAATCGAGGTGGGCGGGGAGGTCATCGGCTCAACCATGCTGGCGGAGTCGGCGAGCGCTCCAATTCAATGAATGTCGCCAGCAGCACGGCATCCTTCAATTCCACGGGTGTCATGTGGTGCTCACGCATCAGCCTGCGTGCATAATCAACGCACGCGTGAAAAGTCGCATCGTTTCGGTATCGTTCCCGCAGGTCGTCCATCACTTCGCCTTCCTTCCGTACTTCTTGAGAGCCGCCCTCACCTCCCGGGCTGGGGTGCCTCGGGCGAGGACGAGAATGCCGTCTAGCTCTGCGCGGTTCGGGATCAGGTGCACCATGATCGCCGCGATTGCGTCGAGTCTCGCTTGTTGCTCATTGCAGAGCCGAAAAGCCTCGGCCACGTTGTCGGCTAGGTCGCGTTTGCTCATCGGCGCTCTCCGGTTTCGTAGTCTATGAAGTCGCTCAGCGTCAGTGACTTCCGGAGCGACTCCTTCAGCTCGGCGGCATCGTCACCGGGGTCATGAATCAGCGCGAACGCAACATCGACTACCCGACCGTAGCGCGCAATCGTCGCCTCGGCCTCGCGTAGTCGCTCGGCATGCAGAGATGCCAGCTCCGCGGACTGCTCGGCGCGGATGGCCTTGAATTGCGCGGCCAGCGACTGAACGATGGAAACGTTGTACTCCCTGGTGCTCAGCCACGCCAACGCGCGACGCTCATCAGCTTTTTCTTCGTCTGTCACGGCATCCCTTTCGCGGTCAGCGCAACCCACGTGCCAAAGCCATATCCGGCAACATAGGCAGCCACAAATTCGCCGCCTTTCAAGAACTGTTCGACGCCGATGCAAGTAACCAGAGCGGAAAGCATCGACGAGACTACTGCCTTCCACGCGGCCCTAGCAGAGGTAGCTGAAACCCAGAACGCGCAGCTGCACTCGTAGGCGGCCCCGCAACCGAATGTGAGCACAAGGCGTGAGGCGTCCGTCACAGCGTGCCTTTCCGGGCGTCGTATTGCTTTTTCATGGTTTTCCACCCCGTGAACGCAGGGCGGACGAGAGGAGAGGCCAGGCGTTGACAAGCTCGACAATGAAAGCGGCATTCATCACGTTGTCGCTCGACTCGCACACTGGTTCCACGACGACGGGCTTTTCGCCGAACTCGTCGGTTGCCTCGTTGTAGGGCTCGACTATCTCACCAGCGACGGCGTTCCCTAGCGCATCGACGCAATGCCCGATGCACCAGTCGTTGCTCTTGTCCCCGACCAACTCGTAAGCCCATGGCAACTCAGTGGCGCCCTCGCGAAGTAGGGCGAGTCGATCCAAGAGCCTCACCACCTCCGGGTCGAGCGGCTGGGCGGGCTCTTCCTTGGCGCGAAGCCAATGGTAACCCGTCGGGGTCGCGCCGCACACTGCGCACGGGTGCATTCCGTCGTGGCCGAGCATCAGGTATTCGTTCGGTCGTCTCGCACACATGATGCGGTGCGTGTCGCAGAGGAACGCTGGTTTCTCGGGGTCAAGCTTTGCGTTCTGGCGTCCACGGTTTTCGATGGCCATCACTCACCCTTTCCGTCGAGCGTGAAGGAGCGGAAGGCGTGCAGCATCCGCTCGGCCGCCTCGCTCTTCTCCAGCAACCCAGTTGGCGCCGGCAGCCCACGAAGCGTCATGACCGCGTCGTAGCCACGAATGAAAGCCGCACCGAATCCGTCGCGACCAGCAGAACCAGCGGCGTAGACAAGAGCCTCCGCCAACGTCAGCTTTTCAGCCATCGCCAGAGCCCTCCTTGGCGGCGTGAATGAGCGCACCAATCACGTCGCAAAACTCGCGTGAACTCATGACAGGCCGGCCCCACAGCTCGCGGACCTTCCTCGCAAACCGCGCATCCCTGATCAGCTCGGGGGCGGCGTTGCGGAGGGCAAGAACGAGCGCCTCATCGGAGCCGTTCAGATCAGCGTCACCCACCCAGTTCGGCTCTGCGTGGTGCTCGTCGCAACGCCAGGCGCCGGTTTGGTCGTCCTGCCACCACGGCCCACCCGTCGCCACCTTCTCCAGGCGGTCGAGTTCGTCGAGGTCAGCCATCACCCTTGCCCTCCTCCGTGGCGATGGCCTTCTCTAGCTCACCTGCGGCCTGTTCAGCGAACTTGTCCAGCGACGCGCTGATGTTCGCCAGCTTCTCGCGCGAGCGACGGACGGCCGAGCGAAGCGCCGACGGCTGAGTGGATCCGCGCCCTTCGCCGATGTGCATCAAGCCGAGGTGGCCGAAGATGATGAAGCAACGCCACTCGCAGCGGTTGGTACCATCGGCCGACTTGACTCGGTCGAGCTGGAATTGCCACGCCGGGCCAACGAAGGCGAGGCGTGTCCGCCAGCGGTGCTCGCGTTTCGTCGGGTGCTCGGCCCTGGTGCGAATCGTGATGGGCTTTCGGTCAGGCACGGCTAACCATCGACCTTCTCCAGCTCGTCGCGGGTGGCGGATGAGGTGGTGTCGGGGAGGATGGGCACGAGCCATTCGGTCTTGGCCGCAACGGCGCAGCACCCCGGATATGGCGGCAGACGCAACTCATAGACCTCGTCGCCGTTGCGCAATAGCCCACATGGAGAGATGCCATCTGAGCGCCGGAATCGGAACGGCCCGCCGACGATCGTTGTTAGCTGACCTCGCCTGATGCCACCAATCACGAGCACGTGCTCGCCGGGTTTGAATTGGTGGCTCACGACTCGCTCTCCACGTCGTCGGAATCCCACCCGCGCAAACTGACCTTCTGCCCGTACTTGTCCCGGTCGCGTAGTGGTCCTGTTTTCAGCGGGCGGGAGAGTTGGGCGAGGGCTTGCGCCTGCTTCTGTCCTTGCCTGGCGGACCACTCCTGATAGCCGCCCATCCGCGCTTTGGTGCCGGGGCGAGATGCGACGATCTCCATATCGCTGGCTCCGCAGTCGGGACATTCGCACCGGAGCGGGTCGTGGTTTAGGTGCTGACACTGGGCGATCATCGCGGCGCGGTACATGTCACCGGGCATCTTGAACTTGGCGCCCTTGAGCCGCGCGGTTTCCTTGGTGGGTTCGAGACCGAAAGAATCCTTCCCCCCACCCGCATCGACGGCGGGGGTGGGCTTTCCCCTGCACAGGACATCGCCGGCCGCGATCGCCAGCCCGCTCAGGCCGCACTTCCGGCACTCGTCGGCATGGGGCGCCATCTCATGCACTTGCCCCGCGCGGCGGATGAGGCGGAGGGAGTCGATCATTACGCAGCGATCTCCTTCGCGTTCCGTGGCAATCGTCACACACCGAAAGCCCGAGTGGCCCGTAAAGTTTAGAACCCGACCCTCGAAGCGGTCGCCGTTCTCCCGGCTGTACGAGCCAGCGCCGAGACCGTTTACGATGTCCCCCACAGCCGGCACCCAAGCCTCTTCGCCCGATTGGCTTGCGAGGGAGCGGCGGCGGGCCATCTCTGCGTCGAGCGGGTTCTGTTTCGGGTACCGCTGCCGCATCTCATCGAGGCAACCGTGGCAGATGATCGTGCCGGCGTACGGGCCATCGCAACGCTTGCCATTCATCGGCACGCCGGTCTTGCCGCAGAACGCACAACCGGACGTAAACAACCGGTCCTCCCGCGCGGGGGAGGTGGGGGCGGGTTCGACGCGAGGCCATCCGCCACGGTCACGAATCATGGGCCAGAGCACGATCGGCGGTTTGCCTCCGCATGCATCGCAGACGGGGGCATCGGCAGCAACCTGCATATTGCCCACGCCGACGGTGCCGCTCCACTCGCCTAGCCTGCCCATTCGCTTCCCGCCTTCATGCATGGCGCCACAGGCGGAACACTCAATCCGTGAATCAGGCACGTAAACTTTGCTTGGGGTGGTCATTCGGTTAGTTCCTCCACAGTGTCGCAAGATCGACGGGCGCGTCGTCGCGCAACGTCACGAGGCTTAGCGCGAGGGTCGGATCCCATGCGCGCAGTGATTCTATCGTCTTCGGCCCGACGCCGCGAACCTTGGCGAGCTCGGCGCCTGGAACTTCCTTGACGGCAGCAAGGGTGCCGAATCGCGCAAGCAGGTCGCGCGCTCTACCCGGGCCGCAATTCGGGCAGCCTGGGATATGGTCGGCAGCATCGCCAACCATCGCCAACCAGTCGCGCATCTGCTCGGGCTTGACGCCGAACTTCGCGAGCACATCCGCGGGGCCCATGTGTCGCACCCCCACGAGCTTGACCGTGGGCGAGACGAGCTGGGCTAGATCCTTGTCGTTCGACACGATCTGAACGTCCTCAAGGAAGGCTTGGCCGACGAGTGTCGCGATAACATCGTCGGCCTCCAGTCCATCGCATGCCACGACCGGGCAGCCCCAAGACGCGACCTGTTGCTGTAGCGCCACGAGCGAGTCGATCGCGTCGCGCGGCTTCTCTTTCCGGTTAGCCTTGTACTCGGGGAAAAGCTCGACGCGGAAGCAGTTCCGCCCCTCGCAGCACATCGCCGTCCGGGGGCAGTTGTCCCAGTACCACTGGCACGAGTCGAGCGTCTGGTCGTAGGCGCCAACGTCGGAGCCGGTGCCGAAGTAGTTACGCCAGAAGACGTGGGAAACGTCGATGAGCGTGATCACTTACCGCCGACCCTCCGCATGGCCGCCGTTCGCGCCTCGGTCAACTCTTGCCGGTGCTCCTTGCACCGCTCCCACTCGCGCCGGATGTCCGCGCCGATTCCATCAATGTCGCCTTGCGTCGCCGCCTCCGCGTACCGGTCGAGCAGATCCATCACCACCTCGGGCGTCTGGTTGTCGTTCTCCTCGGCGTTCGGCGTGTCGTCGCCGGTTAGGGCGAACGCCTTGAACTCGGCATTCTTGACTGCATACGAAAGCGCGATACCGGCCTGAACGGGCGACGCCGCCCCGGACTTGGTGACGGCGGGCGACTCGCCCAGGATGCGCACCGAGTAGCGGTCCTCGGGGCGCTCGACGTTGATCCAGGTCACTTCGACGAGGAGCTGAAGTAGCCCGCCGTCGCGATGGTGCTCGACGACGGTGGCGGTGCGTTGGATGCCGTGCGTCACGTACTTGTCCCGCAGTGCGTCCGTCAGGGCCTCATGTCCGGCGTACTTGTAGCCGCCGTGCGTGTTGGTCTGCGACTTCGCCACGCCGCGAACGTCACGCATCACGGCTTGCATGCGTTGGTGAATGTTCAATTCGGTCACGGCTGTTCCTCCGCCAACGACGTAGCCTTCCCATCCTCCGTCTCCCGCCACACCCTAACCGGCGCATCATAAACCCGACCGTCACGCATCGCGGCCACGAAGTCGTCCGTCTCAGCGTCATCGCGAAGGAGCGATCGGGCAAGCTGCATCAGGCTGGACGCGAGATCGATACGCGGCGGCTCCTCCCGCAGTCGCGCCTCGGCACGTCGGAGGCATTTGGCGGCTAGGTCGGTGCGCCAGGTCATTTGAAGCCTTCGCCGCTGAGCGCTTGCTCGCGGAAGCGACGGCCGAGGTCAAACAGCTTTTGCTGCCCCAGGTGCTCAGGCCGTAGCTCGCGGAATCCGTCGAAGCCGCACCGGAATGCACAGGCGCCGACCACGCCGAACACATTGTCCACGCGATGCGAGCGCCAGTCGCCGAACGCTGCCGACTGCGGGCACCGGTCGGAATCTTCGCTGGCCACCGGGCAACTCAGCGCGTAGTCCCGGCACGCATCCCACAAACATTCCGCCAGCTCGCTAATCTCGTCGTCCGTCATGTCATCTCCTCGCAATCCGCACAAAGCGGATCGCCACAGTCGTCTCGGTTTTCCGTCAGTTCTCCGCAGTTCACGCACTTGCGGCGGTCGTCGGTGAAGTCGTCGCTGGGATCGTCGGACGGCATGTCGCGGCAGTCCCACATTTCGCGCGAGTAGTCGGTCATTTGACCGCCCCGAGGATGGCCATGGCGGCGTAGTATTCGGGGTTGGCAAGGCGCTTGGCGCCATGGATTGCGCAGCCAATCGACACGAGGACGCCGACGAGCAAGGCAACGAAGACGATTCTGAGCGCCATGGCCAAATCGCTCAGGTAGGCCACCTGATAGATCGGCTTGTCGCGCTCGTTCATCTTGGCGCCGAGCAGGCGATAGAAGAGGAGGGCGCAGGCGATCGCGGCGGCCATCACGACCAGCGACGTGACGCCCTCAACGACCTGCTGTCTAACCGCCACCTCCCAGGCATGCGGCGCCATCGACTTGATGGTCTTGGCAACTTCGGCCGCGCCACCGCTCAGCTTGTCGATCGACTTGTCGAGAACATCTGCGATTGTCTTGTCGGTCATGTTGCTCCTATCGAAGGCTCGCCAGCCAGGCGGCCTTGCCCTTTTCGGTGTGGGTGTAGATGTGCCCGCGCTTGGCTATCGGCATGCCACGGGGGACGCGGCGAAGCAGAAGACCCATGCGCACCATTTCATCAAGCGCCAGCTTCGCGACCTCCGGGCTCACGGAGAGGCGCGCGGCTAGCTCTCGTGCCGTTCCGCCGGCCTCGCCCCGAGACACATCAAGGGCAACCTCTCTCCGGTGAGCCTTGTCCGGGTGCTGCGCGAGGCTTCTTGTGGAGCAAGCCTTCGCGGTGCTCCAGCCGGCAACCGTGACGCGATAGTGCATTGCGCCAACGACGAGACCCAGGTGCCGGTCCCACTCGGCCAGCGTTCGCGTGACACCGCGATGGGTGAGCTTGACGTTCTGCCGCTTATTGTTGGCCTGCTCCTCGACCGTTGCCCACCGGCAATTGCCCGGCTTGTAGTCGCCGTCATTGTCGATTCTATCAAGCGACTTGCCGGCCGGTCGAGGCCCCATGTCCTCGTAGAACGCGGCGAACGAATCCCAGCGCCTGCAAATCCGGATGCCTCGGCCGCCGTAGTAACGGTAAGCCGGGCATTTTTTACGCATGCACCGATCGCGCATGTTCGCCCAGATCCTGTATTCCGTGGAGCCGCCCATGCCGCGCAGGGTACGAACGGCGCAGCCGCACGACCTGGAATGGCCGGACTCCAGCTGATCAATGCGGATGTCGCGCGCGGTGCCACATTCGCACCGAACCGTGGCGACGCGGCCGCGAAGGCGCTCGACGGTCCAGCGCCCGAATCGTCTGACCGCGGCGCTCACTGGCCGGGCTCCGAGCGGGACACAAACTGTGGCGGAGGGTCGGCTGGCGTGACCGATTCAGCCGGGGCGAGATCGCCACCAAGCGGCCAGCGGAACTTGTGCGGCTCGACAACGATGACGGGGACGCGCGGCGCCCTGGGACCGACGTACATCGGCGAGTTTTCTTCCGGTGTGGCCGGACGAGTTTTTGTCATGGCCCCACAGTTCTAGCCCCGGGCTACGCGTCTGTCAAGTTTTCGTTTCGCTCGCTCGACGGCATCAGCCAAAGCCCGCTCGCACCAGTTGGCACGACTCCTGCCCTCGTCATCGGCAAGCGCCTTGATGGCGGCGCCTAGCTTCGGGTCGATGCGGACGTTCATCTGGCTCGTCTTTTTTCGTGAGTGATCCATCGGGGTTCAGCCTAGCCCAGTTAGCCCGGCGTAGCAATGGGCTTGACACCACCGCGCGGGCTGGCATACCGTCCAACTTATGACCTGGGAAGAACGCGACGAGCAGACCTACGAGGACAAATCGTCCTGGGAACGCGGCGAGTGGGACAACGAGCCGGACCGGATCGAGTGGCGCCACAACGGCCGACCGTGCCTCATTGTGCGGAACAATTCCGGAGCGCTCTGCGGCTATGCGTCCGTCGCGGAAGGTCACCCCCGGTTCGGCCAGAAAGACCGCGGCGAACTAGACTGCCATGGCGGCGTGACGTATGAAGATTTCTGCGTCGAGGGCGGTAAGATCTGCCATGTGCCGAAGCCGGGCGAGCCGGATCGCGTCTGGTGGTTCGGTTTCGACTGCGCGCATTCGGGCGAGTACTCGGCGATGGCCTACCCGGAAGACCTGCGCCGACGGTTCCACAATGAGCCGTGGGAACGATACTGCTCGGTCGGTTACGTTCGGCGTCAGGTCGAGCAGTTGGCCGAGCAGCTTGACCGCATTGGTCGAGGCGAACCGGCGAGGGAAGAATGACCAAACCCAAACCAACCCCGCGCCAGACCAGCGACCGCGTTTCCCGAATGGCCGCCCGCCTGCTCAAGTACCTGGGCGAGCGCGGGGCGAGTCGGGTCACTGCGCAATGGATCACCGCCGACGGTTGGATAGCTTCCAGCCGCGACGTGACGAGCGTCGTGCGGTCCATCTGCGCGAGTTGCATCAACCAAGACCAGGTCAAAGGACCGAGGCGAAGGGGGCGGAAGTGAGCGAGCCTACTGGAGCCGAGTTGGAGAAGCGCGCCCGCGCTCAATTGGGTCGCTATATCGTGGCCGTCGCGCGACGGCTGAACCGCGCCGAGATGGATGCCTGCTGGCAGGAGTCATGCGGCCACGAGCAAATCGACGAGTGGTCGGCCAATGTCGCGAAGGGACTGACTGACGGATGGCACGTCGAACGCCTGTTCCGTGATTTTCGCGCCGAAGAGCAGGCAGAACTGAAGCGCGAGAACGCTCGGCTTCGTTCCATGCATGACGCGCTAGAGAGCGCGCTCCATGAAATGCGGCGGGCGCTAGGATATTTCGAGAAGTTCCAGGCAGAGAAAAAGGCAGCCGACAAATGATCCGCCACCTCCTGGCCGCCCTCCTCACCCGCCACCTTCGCGTCATCCCGCCCGGAGAAATCAGGCGCGTGGCGGAGAATTCAAGGCTTGATGGGTTGCGTCCGGCTCCGGTTGATTGGGTTTCCTCGCGGACAGATGACGAGCCAATGGATAGGCGCCCACAATGGCACCGCAACGCGGCTCAATGGTGCGGCGGCGGATACCAAGAAGCGATCGGTGGATATGGGCCAGCCCAATGGAATAGTCAGGGAGACTTACTGGGCGGCGTCGGGCGGCGGCAAATGCTCAGCCGGTTTGGATCGCTCAAATGAACGCCCCCGCCGTCTTCGTCGCGATTTCCCTCGCGCTCGTTCTCGGCATGATGGCTTATTGCGCTACCGTACATCCGCGCGGGCATGATGCGGGAAGGCCGGGGGTTTTGAGATGAGGGAAACGACAACCTGGATCGTCATCGTGGCGATCGTCTGCCTGACCACTGGCGTGACAGTCGTTCACTACAACCAGACGCGCTACCTCTTGCAGCTCGATTGCATGGGCCATGACGCGAACTGGGAAACCCGTGAGAACAGCGGCGAGATTGGTTGCCGCATGCAGAATTGGCACCGATGACCGACCTCCTCCTCTCCAACGCCCTCCCCGTCGTCATGATGCTGCTTGCGTTTGCGGCGTGGTACCGAGCGGGGAACATGACCGTAACCTTGACCTTCGCCAGCAAGACCAGCGAACCCGAACGCGACCAGCGGGCCGCCAAGCTCAAGATGGAACGTGACGAGGCCAGGCGGATTGCGGAGGAGATGCGTGGGGGTGGGGTGTGAGAAATATCACGGACCGGTTCGAGTTGATTCGAGCGATTGAAACGGCTCAGCGCGGCAGACGGAAGGGCTCCCGCAGAATCAAGACCGCGTGGCTGCCGAGCGACTCTTTCCGTTCATTGGTCCGCGGGGAGCATTGGCGCGTGCCGCAGGACTGCTGGGTGGCGGTCCGCTGGGGTCGCGTTGCCGTCGTCGAGCGAGATGACAAGACCGAGGGAAACGCGAGGTATCTGTGATGCTCGCCCTCCTCCTCTACCTCTGCGCCCACCACGAACTCAGGCACCTGGAACTGACGCGCGCTGCCCCGCTACAGGGGATTGACGGCCACGGCGGTGAACGGTGTTGTAGCGGGCGAGGCACCAAGCCCGTGAGAATTGGTGCTTTCGGGCGGCGGGAGACGGCAACGCCTTCCGCCTGCTCGATTATCCACACAATGCCAGGCAACGCCGTCAGGGATGTGGCGGGGAGGGTTAGGCCGTGACGTGCCGGCCTGACGCCGAGTTCGACGCAACACTTCGCGAGTTGGAGCGCGCGCTCAACGCATTTTCCACCAAGCACGGCGCGACGTACCTGCTGCTCGTTGGGTGCGATGACCATGCTCATTTGCTGAGGGCGACCAGCCCGGATGTTTCAGGGGACGACGCCGACCACAACCAGGCATTCCGGCGCGACAAGTCGCTATGCCATCAGTTCGTGACGGTCGGCCCTCAGCGGACTTTGCCGAACGTCGTGGAGCCGCTTTCGTGACCTGCCAGCACTCCCGCCCGTCGTTGGTTGGTGCACTCGGCGATCTGATCTTCGCGCTCTGTCCATGCGGGCATCGGTGGGTGATTCGGGACTTCAGGTTCGCGCATGGCCGATATACGGCGCTCGAAGTGTCCGAGCGTGCGGCGGCGGGAAGGGTGATTCCGAAGTGACACCAGAGGAATTGATGCTCTGCGGCGTTTGCAAGACACCCCAGGCCGCGCACTACCGGCGCGAAGGAAGCGAGATGCTCCGATGCGGGCCGCTAGAGGGCGACGGGTATTACTGGCCATGGGCGGAGCGGCGCCGCGTCGCCCTGGGGTTCCGCCGCAAGTTCGTCGAGGCCTACGTAATCGCCCACGGGTGCACCGCGAACGAAGCGTCCAACAAGTGGGACGAGATTGAGGCCGACGAGGATGCGTGGATCGAGAAGTGGGTGCCGCGGTGAGCGAAACCGAGCTTTCCGCCTCGATCCGTGGCGCGCTCGAGGCTAACAACTTCTGGGTAATCCGCATGAATAGCAGCGGTCGTCGCGGGCCACGGTCGGTCGCATCCGGAGAGCGCGGCATGCCCGACCTTCACCTCGTCGCTCTCGGCGCCTGGCTCGAGGTCAAGCTACCCGACGGCGAGTTATCCGCCGACCAAAAGGCCTGGCACTTCCGCGCGCAGCAGGCCGGCGTCCGCGTGGCCATCGTGCGGAGCGTTCACGAGGCTTTGCGGGCGGCGATGGTTTGGAGGGATTCGAGATGAGCCCGCGCGCCCAAGCTCGCGAGATCCGCGAACGGTACCGACTGCAAGGGTTGCCACGGGCCGAACTGATCAAGCGCATCGCGCGCCATGCCCGTTTGCTCGCCCCTCTCGATCGGCCGGTCGCCCATGCGATCTGTTCGTCCGTTCTCAACCGTGGAGGCCGCCCATGAGTCGCGAATTTCTCGACCGTCACCCGCTCACGACACAACAGACGCTTGCTGAGGTGGCGGCCCATTTTGGGATGACGCTGGGCGACTTACGCCCGGACAGCCGGCAGAAAACGCAAACGGCCATCCGCGCGATCGTGGCCTGGACACTCCGCAAGCGCTACGAGTTCAGCTATCCTGAGCTTGCGTTCATGTTGCACCAAAACCATACAACAATTATGCACAACGTCAGGAAGCTGGATGCGGCAATCCAAGCCGGCGAGGACTCGCAGATCGTCAGGGTTGCCCAACGCGTTTTGCTCGGGCTCGTCGATCGGGCGGCGGAATGAGCGAGCATGTCGTGTGGTGGAACAAGTCCGGTGAGGGTGGCCCGTGGCTCGTCCGATTTCCCGATGGCACGATCGGGCGGTGCGAATGGGTGACGTTTGGGGAGTGTCGGACGGACATCAACCATGAGGGGTTTCGCGACTTGCCTGGTGGGCCTCGGGGTGTTTTGCGTGGTGAGGTGGTAGGGTTCGAGCTTGCCGAAGAAAAAGCCTGAGGCGGCAGCGTTGCCCGTCGCCACGTCGCTTACGACGCTCGACCTCGTGCGCAAGGGCTACGGCATCGATGAACCCTCTATCGTCCAGCAAGCGATAGCTCAGGCGCTCGACGGGCTCCCGCTCGGATCGCTCTGGGATCGCGACGAGGTGCGGCAGGTTTTCGGTGGAGCTAGGCCGCCCGAGGTGAAGCCGCTCATGACCTTGATCGTCAAGGCGTCGCGCGCCCTCGGGACCAAGCTCGTCGCGGCGTCGCAGCTCCGCGGGATCATGACATGCGACACGAGCGTCGTGAGGCCTGGCGACGAGGTGCGCCTTTCGATCCTCGGGCCCGACCTCGACAAAGCGAAGGTGGGCCTCTCCAATATGCTTTCGCTCGCGCTCGGCTGCTACAGCAACCTGCTCGACGGCGAACCGAAGGTACTCTCGTTCCGCATTCAGCGCCCGGGCACGGAGACATCGATCGAGGTTACGACGGCGGCGCTCGCTCGAGCTGGCGGCGGCCTGATTGCTCGCTGGGCGGCCGGCGCGATGTTTACCGAGGCACCGAGAATGGTCGGCGAGGACGAAGGCGCCAAGAACCTCGACGAGTCTCTGACGGCGCTCCAGAACCGAATGCTACCCGGTACAGGCATCGTCCTGGAGGGTTCGCCGTATGCTCCCTGGGGGCCTTTCCACTCGCTCGACCGCGAGCACTTCGGCAAGCCTTCGCCCGAGGTGCTGGTCATTCGCGCGCCCGGTCGGCTCATTTGGCCGGAGCGCTACACTGAGGCTTACTGCGAGCGCATCCGCAAGATCGATCCGCGCGCGTATCAGGCGGACGTGCTCGGGCAATACGTCGATCCAGAATCGTCGCTGCTCGCCACACCGGACATTGAGGCATGCACCGATTGGGGCGTCACCGAGCGTAAGCCGCGCGAGGGCTTCGAGTATGTCGCCGCGCTCGACCCGGCTACGCGCGCGAACGCGTGGACACTCATTGTTCTATGCACTCTACGCGAGGGGCCACAGGGCGAAGAGTACGAGGTCGCGCTTGCTCGTCAGTGGCAAGGCACGCCGCAGAACCCATTGCGCCCGTGGAACGTGCTCGAGGAGATCCGCGACCTGTGCGCACCGTTCGGCGTCACCGATGCATTCTCTGACCAGGCGAGCTTTGACGCGCTCTCGGACATCGGCGATCGGGTCGGCTTCGGGCTGACCGGGCTCTTCGGCTCCGAGGGCAACCTGGAAGCCGACTGCGAAGCGCTGCGACCTGTGATCTCGGGTCGCCGCATCCGGCTTGTGGACGACTCGCAGCTTCGGAACGACCTGCAACGCATCGCAAAGCGCGTCACGACCTCGGGCTACGCCTACCAGCTCCCGACGAGTGGCGACAACCGCCACTGCGACTACGTCCCGGCGCTCGGGAAGGCCATCCGCTACGCTCCGGCACCGCCGGGCACGGGCAAGCCCAGCGAGGAGTGGGAGCGCGAGGCCGCGCCGTCCACCGCCGCACAGCGCCAAGTCAGCCGCCTCCGCGGCCACACTGGTTGAACCAATCTTGACGGCGCCTGGGTCTTGGGCTACCCAGGTAATGCGTGACCCGCCCCCGAGCCGCCTTGACTCGCCAGAGCTTGCCGAAGCTCCTGGGCGAACTCAAGGCAGCCGGCGTCAAATCGGCCGAGTTTCACGATACCGGCCGGCTAGCCGCCGTCGAGTTCGGGCCCACCGAGCTTCCCGACGCCGGGCTCGGCGCTGAGACGGAGCCAGATTCCCCGCTCACCGCCTCCGCCCGCAAGCACCTCACCGTCCTTCGTCGCGGCCAAGCGCCCAAGGAAACGGCCTAGTGCCAGCGTGGTGGGAAGCCGACCGGGACGCGCTCCACCAAGAAGCGCTCGCCATGGCCGACTCGCTTCGGCGCCGGCAGTACATGCCGCGGAAGGATCGCGCCCAGGCCGCCCTTTCGCTCTACCGCGGCTCGGACCGAATCGACCTCTCTGGGCTCGAGTCGTACTGGGCCGGCCTCGACGACGACGTGCCGCCTCACAACAACATCATCGGCTCGGCGGTGGACTGGTTCACGAGCACGATGCTCCACGACCGGATCCGCCCGCTCTATATGCCGATCGGTGGCGATCTCCAGGTCAGGGAGCGCGTTCAGGCTCGGCAGCGCGCTTGCGATGGGCTCCGCGAATCGCTCGACCTATACGGCGAGCTTGGCGCGCTCCGTTGCATGGACGGCTTTCTCTTCGACGGCGGCGGCGTCAAGTTCGCGGCCGACGTGGCGAATGAGCGCGCGGTTTGCTCGAGGGTGCGCCCGTGGGAATTCTTCGTTCCCGAGCGCGAAGCTCGTCTCGGCAAGGCATGGCAGGCGACGCACTCGCAGCTCGTCGATCGCTCCCAGCTCCGGTCGATGTTCCCCGAGGGCTCTTTCGCTCGCGCGCTTGTGGACGAAGCCGAGCCTGAGCGCTTGGACCTCGCCGAGTCAGCATGGGACGACCGCTCCGATCTTCTGCTCGTGCGCGAGTGCTGGCACAAGCCGACCGTACGCGTTGACCTCTCCGACCCGGCGGCATTCGGCCTCGACGACAACCACGACCCGGACCCCGACGCGAAGCCAGAGCACGACGGCCGGCGCGTGCTCATGCTCTCGAACGGCGTGCTCAACGGCCCCGAGGGCGCGGGCGAGCCCTGGCCGTACGATCACTTCTCGGTTTCCTGGTTCAAGCCCTTCCGCGAGCCGATCGGGTTCTGGTCGATGGGCATCCCCGAGATCATCGGCGGGATCCACCTCGCGATTCTCGAGATCGGCGACCTGAAGCGCCGTTACCTCCGCCGGCATGCCGTCCCGCATCTCTTGCTTTGGAACAAAGCGGGCCTCTCGAAGTACCACCTGTCGAACGACGAGACGCGCGTCTGGACGACGAAGGTCCCGCCCGGACAGGCAGCGATGTACCTCCAAACCAACGCCGTCCCCGCCGAGCTTCTGCGCGAAGAGGAGACGCTCAAGGCCGATGCGAAAGAGCGGCTCGGTGTGACGAATATGAATCTCTTTGGCGAGAAGCCGCCAGGGGTCGATCATGCGCCCGGCATGGACACGCTCTCGGAGCATACGCAGGTTCGCCAGACCAAGACTTACCAGGCCTGGGAGCGGTGCGGCATCGACGACGCGAAGATCATCGACGACACGCTGCTGACGCTCGCCCAGCAGTGCCCCAACATGGATCTCGTCTTCGAGCACGACAAGAAGCTCGTGAAGATGAACTTCCGCGACATCGAAGCCGACCGAAACCAGTACGCGATCACCTGCCAGCCGACGAACTACTTCAGCATTACCCCGACCGCGAAGGCTCGCCAGCTCAAGGAATGGGCACAGGCCGGCATGTTCAACGACACGCCGCAGTCGCGGAAGATGATCCGCATCATGGGCGGCCCGCCGGACATCGACGCCGTGTTCGGTGATCAGACAGCGTTCGAGCGCGACGTGGACGAGCGCATCAAGCGGGCGATGAGGGGCGACGCGGACGAGACGTGGATCCCAGATCCCTACATGGATCTCGAGCTTGGCAAGGAGCGCGCAAAGCTTCGCCTGGCCGACCTCTCCGCCGCGAATGACGTGGGTCCCGAGTACGACCGCGTGCGCCGCTTCTACGAGCTTTGCGACGAGCTAAGCCACCGCTCGGCCCCGGTCGCAGGCCCCAACACCCAGATTGCACCCGTTCAAATGCCAGGCGGGGCACCCCCAGCCGCCGGAACGCCTCCCGGGCCACCGCCCGCGATGCCAGGAGCCGCATGACCGCACAAGTCGCCGCACCCGCAGAGCCCACCGCCCCGATCGAAGCAACCGAAGCCGCCCCCGTCGCCGAAGTAGAAGCCGCCGATCCGGCAAACCTCAACGACGTTTTCGAGCAAGTCGCCGACAAGGTGGCCGAGCGGAACGCCAAGAAAAAGAAGGGCAAGAAGGCGAAGGCCGCGGAAGCCGAGGCGGGCCCCGAGAACGAGCCCGAGGCGCCCGAGGATGCGGAGGGCGAACCCGAGCCGACCGAAGGGGGGCCAAAGCCCGAGGACATCACAGCCGATCAGCTCTTCACCGACGATGCCATCTCCACGCCGGAGGGCATGCGGCGAGCAATCGAGATTGCTCGATTCGCAAAAAAGCATGTCGAGGAGGAGGCGAAGCGCGTCGAGAGCCGTTCCAAGAAGCTCGACAGCTTCGATATTCGCCTGAAGAAGCGCGAAAAGGTGGTGGTGGCCGGCGAGCAAAAGATCGCGCAGCAGGAGCGGATCGCGCGAGCCGTCATCGGCGAGCTGCAAATCATTGCTGGCGCGCGCGCCTCCGACCCGATGCAGATCCTTCGCTCGCTCGACAAGCTTGGCGGCGGAAACGGCAGCGTCGAGCGCGGGCGGGAGCTTTTCGAGGCCATGAGCATGGCCTACGCGCGGGATGGGAAGCTGCCCGAGAAGACGCGGGGGGAAGCCGAGCTCGAGCGGCAGATCGAGGCCCTGCGCCAGGAACGCCTACGCGAGCGCCAGGAAATGGAAGAGCAGCGCGACGCGCAAACGCTCGCTCAGTCGCTTCGTGAGGTGGCACTACTCGAAGCGAACGCGGGCAACCGCGCGAACGTGCCGCAGAACCCCTGGATCTCGCGGTACATCAGCGAGGGACGCTTCTCGGAGGCGGACGCGGGCAAATGGATCGGGGACCTCATGCACAGCGAGGGACTTGACTTGTCAAGCGCGATCGGTATCCTGGAAAGCAGGCTCGTTCCACCCGGAACCAAGCCCGCCCCGCAAGGGGAGCCCGGAGCGGCGCCGTCCAAGCCGAGGCCCAACGCCAAACCAGCGTTGACGACGGTTCTTCCCACCGCGGCAGACGCTTCGTCCGGCAGTGCTCGAGAGTTGAGCCCCGACGAGCGCCGCGCCCGCAACGCACGCGATCCGGACTTCTTCGCGGCCTGGGGTCTAAAGCACGTTGCTTACCCCGAAAGCTAGCCCGAGTGAGCCCGGTGACCGAGCGGTCACCCAAAAGGGCTCACCATGTCGGCAGCAACGTATTCAAACAAGACACCCATCCTCCAGAGGATGTTCGGCCCCGGGATGCCGGAGCACGAATTCGGCGCGGACCCGTACGCGCAAGAGATCAAGAAGTCCACCGCGGGATTCGGCGAAGGACGTACGGTCGTCATTCGTACCTCCCAGGTAGCGGGCACATCGCCCGACTTCGCGCGAGCCCTGGCCAACAAGAAGCCGGCCGGCGAAAAGCGCTTCACCGTCACGGCGAAAAAGCTCTACACGCTCTTCTCGCTCGACGGACAGTTTCTGAGCGAGGCACAGGGCAAGCCCAACAGCCTGATCAAGGGGCTCGAGGGCGAAAGCCGCTCGGCCATGCGTCGCATCATGGCGGCACGCGATACGATGGTCTGGGGCGACGCGGGCGGCACGCTCGGTCAGCTCTCGGCATCGACGACGCTGGCATCGACAACCGCGTTGATGCGCTCGCAGAAGGCGCTTTTCAGCCAGTACATGGAAGGCATGCGCGTCGCTTTCTCGAGCGACAGCGGCACCGGCACCTCCCCTGCTGGCCTTCGCGGGCCCTCACCGGATTCGCCCACTACGCTACTCGTCACCGGTCAGGATTGGCTCGGCAACTCCGGCGCGGGCTCGTTCACTACGGACCTGCTTCTCAACACCGTCCCCTCGATCACGGTCAACGACTTCGTCTTCTTCGACGGGTTCTATGCCGCGACGATGACGGGCAAGCGCGGATGGTGTCCAATTACGGCGCCCTCCGCTGGCGAAAACTTCTTCGGCGTCGATCGCTCGACCTCGCCGCAGTTGCTCTCCGGCTGGCGTTCCGGAGCGGCCTCGAACTTCGAGTTCACCTGCATCGACGCACTCGCGCTCATCGCACAGGCGGGCGTCAACTCCCCGAGCCTTCGCCTCTACGCCAACACGGCGGACTGGGCGAAGATCGTCAAGGAGCTGGGCGCGAAGTACATGCGCAGCCCCACCGACTCGAAGCAGGTCGCTGGCGCGAAGGGCATCGAGGTTTATGGCCCGAAGGGCACGGTCACGATCTTCGGGTCGAACCTGGTCCCGGTTGGCAACGCATGGCTCGGCGATCCGAAGTCGGACCTGCTCCTTTCGAGCGGCGAATTCCCGCGCGTGCTCGACGCGGATGGCCTCGGCAAGATGGTCCGAAGCGCCTCGGACGACTCGTACGACTGCCGCATCGGCGGTTACGCGAACACCCTCCCCAACGACGAGAACGACGAGCTCGGCCCCGGTGGCTGGGTGATCGTGACGTGGCCCACCTGATCCGGGCGCCCAAGGAACAACGACAATGAGCAATCTCACCTCAGTCAAGAAGCGCCTCGGCCTGACGGCAGAGCCCGACGTTACGGCCTCGTCCGCGTCTGGCTCCGGCGCGGGCGAAGACGCAATCAACGGCCTCACGGATACGCTGTTCATCTTCGAGAAGACGGCAGCGGACGGCATGGCCGGCACCGCCACGGCCAACACGAAGTTCGCCTCCAACGGCTTCGAGTTCGACATGGAGATCGTGGGCTTCTGGATCTCGCCGACCGGCACGCTCACGGCCGATGCTGCCAACTTCGCGACCATCCAGATCCTGACGGATGACGCGGCCGATGGCGCCCCGGCAGTGGCCATGTCGCTCGCGACTACCATCGCGGCGCCCGGCTCCGGCAACTGGGCGACGGACATCCTCCAGAACGTCACCATCCCCACCATCAATGCGGCGACCAAGGGCACACAGACTGCCGCGAACCGGCGCTTGCGTTCCGGCGCGAACCTCTTCATCGCGATCACGAAGTCGGGCACGGGCGTCGTCGTGCCGATCTCCGAAATCGTGGTGCGCTGCCGGAGGGTCTAAGTGGCGAACCCCAACACGCCCGGAAACGTTCTTCGTACGAACGGGGTCGATCGGCTTCGGCTGGTCGGCTCCTTTCGTACCAACGGCGGTTCAGACCCGGCACTGGTCTATACCCCCGGCTGGACGCCCGTTTCGCTCACTCGAACCGGCGGCGGCACATATTCACTCGTCGTCCCGGCGGGCTTCATCTCTACGCCGAGCATCAACCTGGCGAACTCGGCGCCGTTCCGCCGGCTCGTGACAGCCGAGGCTCATCTACGCATGGGAACCGCAAACCCTGGGCGCGCGAACTTCGGCATCATCACAGCCAATGCTGACGGAACGCTCACCTGTCAGCTTTTCACGTTCGACAACACGGGGGCGCTCGCCGACATCGCCAGCAACAACAACAACGTTGTTTCGTTCGCCTTCGAGATCGAAGAGGACAACTAGCCTTGGCCAAGGGAGCAATCGACGCGATCGCCCTGCTAGCCGGGCCGCCCAAGCTCGACAAGGGCAAGGGCGAGTCGGGCGGCATGGCGGACGAGTACGGAGGCGAGGGCTCGGCGGAATCCCGCGCGGGCTCTCGCTTCGGCCAGGCCGTCAAGTCGGGCGATGGGGCGGCCATTGCGCGGGCGTTTCGACAGCTCAGGGAAGCGTGCGACGCGAACGAGGGAAGCAGCCTGGCGGATAGCGACAGCGCGGACGAGGGCGACGAAGGGGAGGGTTAGCCCGTGTCGAGCCTCGTGACGCTGCTCGAGGCGCGCAACCTGGCGAAGCTGTACGCCAACCAGCGCTCCACGGCGTTCCTGACGAACGACGAGTGGGACGTGCTGATCAATGCGGCAGGCTCCGAGTTCTACGATCTGCTCGTCGCCGCGATGGGTCACGAATTTTTCGAGAAGCCAGCGACGCTTGCGACGACGAGTGGATCCGCGATCGTTGCTCTCCCCGCCGACTTCTACGAACTGATCACGGTCTTCGCGAACTGGGGCGCACAGCAGCGCGAAGAATTGAACGACCTCGGCCACCTGGGCGACTCGGCCGACTTCCAGAACTGGAACCAGTGGGCTTACCTGTCGCCCAAGGCGTGGCGTATCCGTGGCGCGCTCCTCGAGTTCTTTCCGACCCCGAGCGCGGTCACCACCCTCGAAATTCGTTACATTCCGCCATGGCCCAAGCTCGTCGGAGATGCGGCGACATTCGATGCGGTGAACGGCTGGCACAAGCTCGTGGCGGCTCGAGCGGCAGAAGAGGCCCTCGGGTTGCAGGCCATGCCGAGCCAATTCGCATCGGGCATCTGCGAGCGCGAGCGCGAGCGCATCGAAGCCATGGCCGCCGATCGTGCGACCGCCAACGCCCCGACCATCCGTGACGTGAAGTTCCGCGGCCGCAACTACTGGGACAACCGCTGGCGGCTACCCCCGCCGCCATGACCCTCCCGGTAAACCAAGACTTCGCCACCGAGGACGCCGACCAGCTCCGGACGGATCTCCAGCTCGAGCATGGCGACATCCGCGACGAGTTCGACGCCTTCGATCTCAAGAAGGCGGACGAGTGGACCGTGCAACTCATCGGCGACGCGCAGACCGTTCGCGCCGTACCACGCGTCGCCTACGCCGGCTCGACCTTCACGGTCATGACCCCCGGCAAGCCCCGGCCCGGCGATGTGTTCTCGGTCGTCGGGAAGGCCGGATGCTCGATCTCGATCCTTTCCGACGACGGGTCCTTGATTCAGGGCGGCGCATCCGACTCGATCGGCGGCGGCGCGTTCGGCTGGTACCGATGGATCTGGGTCGCTTCGCCTGACTCCGCGCTGCAAGGGTGGTGGCGCTGATGGCGGAGTTTCCAATCCCGTTTGATGGCGGCATCCACCAAGACCTGGATCCAGCCGTCGCACCCGAGGGCGCCCTTGCGCGCATCACGAATGGCCGCATCCCTCGGCAGGGCGGGATCGTCAAACGCTTCGGCACAACGAGCGTCAGTCAGTCCGTCGAGCCCTCGGGCATCACGCAAGCGTTCGGCTCGGGGCGCCCCCATGCGGTCGGCTTCGCTCAGGGGCGAGAGATCCTCGCGGTCTCCGGGCGCGCGTACATGCGAGACGATGCGACGAGCCCAAAGTGGGTGGAATGCGGCCGGCCCGCAGGCTTTCTGCCCCGCCGGTCCTACTTCGTTGCGCTGGACGAGTCGGTCACGGTCACATCGGCCCCGCAGGTCGCAACCGTGGGCGATACGATTTGCGTCGTCTACTCGGAGATCGAGACGCCTGCTCTCGTCGGCGTCGCAACTGAATACGTCGTGATTCAGCTCTTCGACAAGAGCATGGTGCGAATCTTCACCAAGAAGCTCTCTGTGCGCAGCAAGCCCCGGGTGTTCGTTTGCGGCTCGACCTACGTCGTAACCTACGCAGACCCGGACGCCACGGTAGGTGCCGCAATCTATGGCCGCACGCTCGTCGCATCCACGCTCACGCTCAGCGCCGAGAGCACGATCGTCCTCAAGCTGGGCACGTCTGACAGCTACGACGCGGCTCCGCTCGACGCCACCCACTTCGTGCTCCTGTCGCGCACGGGCGCCGCGCTCATGCGAATGCGGATCGTGGATCTGGCCTTCGCGACCGGAGCAAATCAGGCCGTTGCCTGCGCGAACGCTCAGACGACTGTCTCGCGCATCTATGGGACCCCGGGCGAGGGCGTCTGGGCCGTCTGGAAAGACACGGCGTCCACCGCCCTACACATCTTCGCTTGCGATGCGGCGATGGCTGGCGTGACGGGTGGCCCGGTGGCATTCGGCGGCGTCAATGGCGTCACGTCAGCCGGCATCACCCGGCGAAGCAGCACGACTGTCTGGGTCGTCTGGAATGACACGGAGACCTGGGACGGGTTCGCTGAGACCTCGTTCTACTGCCGGGGGTACGACATGGCCGCCGCCCTCGTTACAGCTGGCGCATCCGTCGGCACCATGTTCCGCATGACGGCAGCGAGCACGCCGCACGACGGCGACACGACGGGCTTCCGCATTTGGATGAGCACGCTCGAATCGAACGGAACGAGTCGCTACTACCTCATGCGCATCAACCCGGATGAGAGCGCGGGAACGCGCAACTTCGAGATGCTCTGCCCCGAGCTGACGAGCGCGCTCACGAGTACCTTTGCCAACCCGGCGCCGCCCGTCGCGGTGAACGGCAACCGCCGATTTTTCGCCTGCCTCGAGCAGCTCGGAAACTTCGTCAACTCGATCCAGCTTTACGACTACGAGGACGCGAGCACACGGCGCGGGGCGTGGCGCCAGGCCCTCGAGTGCTGCGGTTCGGCCGTGCTTGCGGGTGGCCATCTCCAGGGGCTTCCAGCCGATCGCCGCAATGATTGGCTTTTCGCCGCCACGACTCAGCCCCGAGGCTTCGAGAACGGGTTTATTCGCTCGCCGAACATCCGAGGCATGAGCGCGGTCGCGGGCGGAGCGATGACCATAGGGACGTTCCAGGCTTACTGCGTCTTCGAGTACGTCGATCTTGACGGACGGCGCCATCAGAGCGAGCCGAGCAATCTTGCGAGCGCGACAACTGCCGGAGCTAACCTCAAGATTGCACTCACGGTCACGACGCCCGCACTGTCGGAGCGCGACAACTCGACCAGCCAAGCGGCGCCAGTCCTCGCGCTCTATATGACGCGCGCGGGCGGCTCCACGTTCTATCGCGTCCAGGCTGTTCGCGTCGCGCCATACGCGGCGCACGTACTTTTTGCAATCACGAGCGACCCCAACTCGGCTCTCGAGCAAATATACACGGCCGGCGGAGAGCTCCAGAACAGCCCCGCGCCATCCTCCCGATTCGCCCTCTTCTCCCATGACGCCCTCTGGCTCTGCGGCATGTGGGACCCGCGGATGATTGAGCGCTCGAAAACGGTCGTGCCCGGCACCCCGCCGCGCTTCACCCTGGCGAACCAGTTCCGCGCGATCGCCCCGTTCGACGTGTCGGCGCTCGCGGAGCTCGACGGGCAAATCCTCGTCCTTGGTGTCGATGGGCTCGCTGTCATGTCGGCGGAAGGCCCGAACAATCAAGGCGTGCCGGCGCTGGTCGCCCCGACGTTCCTGTCGCCACTCGGCCTCGTACCAGGCGGCGAGGTAGCCGTGATTCGCATTCCGGCGGGCGTCGTCTATCCTGGCCGTCGCGGCCTCTACTTGGCGCCTCGCGGCGGCGGCGACCCCGAGTTTCTAGGCTCACCAATTCAGGGCGACCTCAAAACCGTCTACTCGGCCACGGAGCACTACGAGGTGGCCGATGATGGGGTCACGGGTTCGCGCCTCGTCGCCTTCGCCATCACGAATCAGAGCGGGGTGAACTACGTCGCGGAACTCGACCAAGATTCGCTCCAGTGGGTGAGCGCTGACGTGCTCCCGAATGACGTTGAACTGCTGGGCAATTTCGGAAGCGCGATCGTCTATGTTCCGCTCGACTCGACGACGAATCCAATCCGAACGCCCACGGCCGCCCGCGATGACGCGACCGACGCGACGAGCCTGATCGTCGAAACGGACCACTGTCGCCCTTTCGGGTTGCTCGGCTGGGGGTACGCGCGACGCGCTCAGCTACTGACCACCCTTCGCCAGAACGCCACCGACCCGACGGACATCCCGACGATTTCCCTCGAGTTCGCCAGGGATGGCGCAGACTTCGCGGCGCTCGCTGGGGTGTTCACTCTGAACGAGGCCGGCGTACGGGTCCTCGAGTGGCAACTCCCGGGCGATCAGCCCTGCAACTCGTTCCGCTTCCGGGTGACGGCCACGGCCAAGGGCACCGGGCCGACCCTCCACGGGCTGACCGTCAACACCGAGCAAGTCCAGGACGGCGCTCGCCTCTCGCCCACCTACCGCAAATGACAACTGGTTCAACCAACCCGCGGGCCGTGCTACTTTACCGGGGTACCCATGGCCTTTGAGTGGCTCGGAAATGCATTCGGGATGGACGCGAACGGCGGCCAGGGGCCCGAGGTATACGGCTACGACGGCTCAGGCGGTCAGTATGCCAACCCGACCATGGGTCGCGGGCAACCCGGGTCAGGCGTCGCCCCGAATCAGTCCAATTTCGGGATCAACTACAACGGCGGAGGCGACTTCGTCGCGCAGACCGGTTCCAACATCGGCGAGGCGGCCAAGGGCACGGCCGCCGATTTGACTAAGAGTGCGCAGCAAGCCGGGCAGAACCTGGGGCAGCAGGCGAGCGGCCTCAGCCAGATGGGCGGCAACCTCGCCGGCTACGCGGGCACATCCGCAAACCCGATCCAGCAAGCAAACTACAACCCGGCGAACGCAGCGATCGGCGTGGCGGGCCAGAATGCCCAACAGCAGGGCATGCTCGCGCAGATGATGCAGGGCGCGGGGCAGACCGACGCGAGCGCCGCGCAAGCCCAGCTCCAACAGGGGACGAACGACGCGATCAACTCTGCGATGAGCATCGCGAAGTCCGGCGGCGGCTTCGGTGGTAGCGCGGCGGCAACGGCGCAGGCCGCCCAGGCTGCCCCGAGCGCGATTGCGAACCAGGCGAACCAGGCGAGCGCTCTCCGCTCGCAAGAGGCCCAGGCGAACGCTGCGCGTCAACTCCAGGCGCTCGGCATGTCGGGCCAACAGCTCGGCAACATCGGCAACCAGCAATTGCAGGCCGGCGGGCTCCTCGGTCAGATGGCGGGTCAAAACGCCGAGCTTGGACAGCGCGGAATGGAAGCGAATACCCAGCGCGAGATCGGACTTGGCCAACTCGGCCTTGGCTACAACCAAGCCGGCATGGAGGGCGCGCTTGCGGGTGCTCAGCTCGGTCAAACCGGCATGCAGAACGCCGCGCAGCTCGGACTCAATGCCCAACTCGGAGCGGGTGGCCTGAGCGCGCAGGGTCAGCAAATGAATCTCGATGCGGCAGCGCTCGCTCAGCAAGGCGGGATCTCGTATGAGCAGGCCTTGAATCAGCTCTACGGCATCGACACCAACTATCACCTCGGCTCGCGTCAGCTCGTCGCGGGTGAAGAGGAAGAACAGGCGGGCGCACTCGGCGACGTGCTTAGCTCGCTCGTCGGCGCGTTCGCGGGATAAGGAGAGCGACCATGATCGGCAATTTCGGATCAGCGGCAGGACAGATGGGCGGCGCGATGCCACAAGCCGGCGGCGCGATGGGCGGACGGGCAGCAATGCAGCCGAGCTTCTGGCAACAGATGATGCAGCGGCGCCAGCTCCAGGCGCAAAACGGCGCGCAGCAAGCTGTCGGCGGCGGCGTGCCCGGCGCATCGGGTCTAACGGCTGGCGGCTACGCGGCGAACGGAGCCGGCCCTGCTCCGGTGCCCGGCCAAAACATGGATCAGATGCAGAGCGCGAATCCGCAGCTCGCCCAGATCCGCGCGCGGGCAGCCGCGATGCAAGCTGGCGGCGCGATGCCTCAGCAAGCCCAGGCCGGGCAACAGATGAGCTTCGGCGCGCAAAAGCCGATGGGCGCGCTCCAGGCTGGGCAGGCTGGCCGCGGTCAGTTCCTCGGCTCGCTCGGTGGCCCCCAGATGTCCGCGAGGTACATGCGATGAACACCAAGAGCAAAACCGACCAGCTCGCCGAACTCGAGGCGCGCAAGCAGGCGATCTTGGCGGGCATGCAAGCGGAGCCGGGTGGCGATTACCCGGACACCGAGCCCTACGCCCAGCACATGCAAGACGTGACGCCGAAGCAGGATGCGCAATCGCTCGCGCAGTCCAGGCCGCTCGACGCCAACCCCTACCAACCGCACGAGCGCGACGGCATCATGACCATGGCCGACTACAAGCCCGACGTGTATGCGGCCGATCGCTCCGCCTACCCCGAGCAGGATTCGCAGAAGCAGCAGATCGCCGCGCTACAAAAGCGGCTGAGGGCCCTACAAGGCTACTGATGCCCATCGTCCGCCTCCCCGACGACAGCCTAGGAATCAAGAGTTCCGACGGGACAACTCTGCCCTGGCGACTCGGGGAGAAGCGGGCGATCGACATGGGGTTTTCGATTCCGCCGCCGTTGACGGATCCGAGCCGCGGGGCATTGGCTGAGAACTCACCGACCGCGAAGCCGTCGCGACCCTGGATCGCGCTGACGCCAGAGCCGACGAGGGGCATACCTGACGTGGCATCGGTCGCCCGGTCCGCGCTCGCGCCTCCGCCGCCGCCCGAGAAGCCAGCGGCACCGCCCGACCAGAAGCAGATCCGCGCCGACCTCAAAAACGTGGTCACGGACCCCGAGCAGATCGCGGCAGCGAAGGCAGCCGAGCGAACCGCGGCGGCAGAAGGCGGCCCCAAGCTCAAGAACGGCGCAAGCGTCGTCGAGGCGCCGCCAACCGGTCAGCCCGAGTCATCGACTCCGCGACCTGGCGGCGGCGGTCACTACGTCCCAGGCGGTGACGTTCGCGCGGCCTACAGCGTCCAGCGAACAAACGTGAGTCCGGGGGACATCGCGACCGAGCGGCTTGCCGACGTTCAGGCGACGAGCGACGCGGAGAAGGGATACGAGCAGCTTTCGCAGAGTCGGGCTGCACGGGTCGATGCGCAGGCCGCTGCCTTGGGCGAAAAGCTCGACGCGGAAGATCAGGCCGTCGCGGACCAGGCGCACAAGAACCAACTCATTGAAGCCGAATTCACGCGCCGGCAGAATGAGATCGACGCCGATAACGCAGCCCTGGACAAGATGCCGATCCAGAGTGCGGGTGAAATCCTCGGTGACCGCGGGGCTGGAACCAAGTTCCTTTCGGCGCTCTCGATTGCCCTCGGTGGCATCGCGCAGGGGCTCGGAAAGCACTCGCAAAACGTCGGGCTTCAGATGCGCGATCGGGCCGTGGACCAGGCCATCGCGGCGCAGAAGGAGAAGCGGGATGCGAGGCTCCAGGGTTTGCACATCAAGGAGACGCAACTCGAGCGGCTCGAGCGCCTCTACGGCTCACCCGAGGCGGCAGAGGGCGCGCTCCGCGATCGGATGGATCGGCTCTTCGACAACCATGCGCAAAAGTTGCTCCTCGACTCCGGCGCGAAGGATGAGGCGGCGGCATACCAGATCGAGGCGGCGCAGCGACAACAGGCGGCAGCCCAGCGTGAGCTTGGGCGAAGCCAGGAGATGTCCGGGAAGATCACGGAGCAGTTCCAGTACCAGCCGGGGCACGTTGTCGGCGGCGCCCCCGCGGTCAAGGAGTCGGACGTTCACCAGCTTTCGGCGGACGAGGAAAAGGCCGGGCTGGGAGCGGAGGCCGCGGACCTCGGGCGCACGATTGATCTCATTCATTCAATGCCCGAGGGTGACGTGCCGACCATCGGATCGCGCAACATCGTTTCCCGCGCGGCGCGGGGCGCGGCGGACCTGGTCGGCGGCACCGGCACGGCTGGCGCCCTGTTCGATACGCCGGCAGAGCACGCGGCGGCAACCAAGGTCGAGCAGATCCGTGGAGCCCTTCGCCATCAGTTGAGCGGCGCAGCCGTTAGCCCCACCGAGGCGCCGATCCTTGAGCGCCAATTGCAGGACCTGAACACGAAAGAGGGCCTGCTCCAGTTCGCCACCGACATGAGGCGGAAGATCGAGCGGCATCAGGCGGGCATCCGCGCCGGCTCGCGCCCCGAGGTGGTGCAGGAATATGAGCGCCGCCGCCGCGCCTACAACACCAAGAGCGGGCCATCTTCCGCGAGGGGCGAGTGATGCCCGGCGTCGTCCAAGACAAAGAGGGCCGGATCCACATGCTCAACGAGGCGGGCTCACCCGTCTCGGTCGATGCGTCGGAATACGGCCAGGCTGTCCAAGCGGGCTGGCGGCCTCAAACCGTCGAGGAATACAACGCGAACCAGACGCGCAAGGAGCAGTCGGGGCTCGGACAAACAGCCCTGGCTGCCGGCGAAGGCGCCCTCGAAACGGCGACGCTTGGCCTCGGGACGAAAGCAGCTGTTGAGCTCGGTGGCGAAGAGTACCGCCAGAAGGCTCAGGAGCGCGCCCAGTACCACTCGACCGCGCGAACGGTCGGGCAAGTCGCGGGCGCCGTCGTCCCCGGGCTTCTGTCCGGCGGCGAGGGAACCGTGGGCGCCATCGCTCGCGCCACCCCTGCCGGCGCGCTCGCCCGGGCTTCTGGAGCGCTCGAGGGCGCCGTGGCTGCCGGGCTCGAGCGAGCGGGCATCGGCGAAGCGGGCGGCCTGCTCGGCGCCATGGCGAACCGGGGCGCGGCCCTCGGGGCTCAAGGCGCGTTTGAGGGCGCCGCGTACGGCGTCGGCTCGACCCTGGCGCAATCGGCCCTCGAAAACACCGACTGGACGGCTGAACGGGCACTCGCTGGGCTCGAGGATGGGGCGCTCTATGGTCTCGCGGGCGGGGCTGCGCTCGGTGCCGGCGGGGCGCTGGTCTCTCGAGCCGGGAAGGCCGCCGCGGACGCCATGCTTGGCGAGGGCACCACCTTCAAACAGACCGTCCAGAACTGGGCCGACAAGCGGACCGTCAAGGGGCTCATCGGCGACGACGCGCGGGCGTTCAACAAACTCACCCGCAACGGCGAGGACATGGAGCGGATCGGTGACTTGGCCCAGAAGATCCGCAGCCGCGGCGTGGCCGAGGCGAAGGACATCCCTGCGGCCATCGAGCGCGAGATCTCCGACTCCAACGCCATCGCCGGGACCATCGAGCAGAACGCGGAAGCGGCGGGCGTGCGGCCGAACACGGGCGGCATGGTTCAGGATTTGCGCGCCCAGGTGAACGAGCTGCGCAGCATGGATACGCCGCACCATGACCAAGTGGCGAACCTTCTCGAGCGGCGGCTCGACCGATTCGAGCGCGCGAATACCACGCGGGTCGCCCATCCGGACGGCACGGTTACGAGCGAGCTACGTCAGCCGACCTTCGAGGAGCTGCGCTCGTTCAAAAGCGCCACGGGTAGGACCATCGATTTTGCGAAGCGTGACGCGCCGCTGGCCGTCGAGGAGGCCCGCAAGTTCTACGGAACGATCGCGCGCACGCTCGAGGATACGGCCGATGCCATGGGGCCCGAGGCAGGCACGGCCTACAAAGCCGCCATGCGCGACATGGACGATTTCATCACAGTGAAGGGCGCCATGAAGCGGCAAGCCGTCCAGGCCGCGCGGGCGAAGTTCATGCAGGGCGCTGATGTTCAGGCCGGCATGGGCGGGGCGCTCGCGGCGCTCGTCCTGGGGCACGGTGGCCCGATGGCTGCGCTCGCCGGGGCGGCAACGTCCGCGGCCTCCAAATACATCCGCGAGCGTGGCGCGCAAGGCGTCGGCAAGCTCGCCGACTGGGCGCTCCGCTCAGAGCAAGGCATGCGCGACGCAGCCGACAAGATGGCTGGCCTCGGCTCTCCCGGCTCGCATCTCACGCGCGCGGCGATTCAGTTCCGCGAGTCGCCCAAGGAAGAGGAGAAGCACTTCGAGGCGATCCGGGGCGCGCTCATGGCCTATCAGCAAGATCCGGCCTCACTCGGCCCGAAGATCGAGAAGGCGATCGGGCCGATTGCGCACGAGCAGCCCGAGGTGGCCGTTGCGATGGGGCGCGAGATTACGAAGGACTACGCCTATCTGTCGTCGCTCGCCCCGAAGCCCATGAGCCGAGCGGCCAACTCGCTCACGCCGGCCAAGGAAACGATCGCCTATGCCAAGCGCGACAAGGCAAAGCTCGTGAACGCCGCGAAGGCGCTCGCGGCCCCGCGCTCCGTCTGGGCAGGCATCGCGGACGGTCACACGAATTGGGATGGGCTCGAGGCACTCAAGGAACGTCGCCCGCAGCAATTCGCGGACATGCGGAACCACGTGATCCGCGCCGTCAATGAAGCAAAGTCGCCGTTGCCGCCACGTCGTCGCGTGCTACTTGGGCTCGCGTTCGACTTCAACGCCGATTGGGGCATGAACCACGTTCAAGAGATCCAGGCGGTCGGGCAAGCGAAGCCGGACCAGGGCCAAACGCATCCGGCGATGTCCGGCGTTCAGACTGATTCGATCGGGCTCCCGTCACAGGGTGTCCAGCAGGGAGCAGCACAATGAGCAGCAACGTTCTTTCCGCAACCATCGCGCAGCCGGCCGTTGTACAGGGGACGGTCGTTCCGGCCCTTACGGCGAGCAACTCCAACGTGCTCCGGTTCACGTCGAGCACCACGCCGGCAAGCCAAGCCGTTCCGCGCCCGGCGACGAGCCCGGCTCCCGGCACCGCGCCGACTCAGGATTGGCGAGGGCGCGACGTGGAGATCAAGAACGAGGACACGACCGCGGCGAACTTCGTCTTCTTCGCGTTCAGCAAGGGCGCAGCCGTGACGCTCGGCACCGTCGCGAACCATGCGGGCAGCGCGACCGGTGCGCCGCGCGTCGATCGTGGGGAGTTCCTGGCGGCAAACGAGCGGGTCCGGCGGACCATTCCCCGCGCTGATCCGTTGCAGACGGGTGCGACGCGAGAGGACGTTTTTTTCAATTGGCTCTCCGGCGCTGGCACGCCGAACATCAGCATCACGCTGGTCGAGCATGAGCGGTAACCATTGGCCGATAACGTAATCCTTCCGCCTGGTGGTGGTGGCGACACCATTGCGGCCGATGATGTCGGCGGGGCGAAGTACCAGCGCATCAAGCTGACGACCGGTGCCGATGGCGTCGCTGGCGGCGATGTCACAAACGCCAACCCAATGCCAATGCGCCAAATGTACGGCGCGACCGGTACGCGCACCTCGACGCAGATCACGGCGGACGCATCAATCCTTGCGGCGAACACGGCTCGCGTTCGCGCCATGTTCTACAACGAGGGCGACAAGGATTTCCTCCTGGGCGAGGGCACGGCCGCGGTCACCGCCACGAACTTCACCGTGCGCCTCCGCCCTGGCGATTCCTACGCAGTGGACGACAATACCAGCGCCTGGCACGGGTTTTTCGTCTCGGCACCCACGGGCGCGCTCGCTCTGCAAATCACCGAGGTCACCTAGGCCATGGGCGCGACGCACGGGCGGCAACTCATCGCATCCGTCATCGCCGGCACGGCCACGGCGATCGGTCCCGCCGTGTCGTTCTCCAACGGCTCCGGCGTCAGCTTCGGAATCACGGGCAACACGGTTACGGCGAGCGTGGCGGCAGGTGGCGGCGTCACGCAAGCCACGATGTACGCGACCGGCAACACGACGCAGAGCAGCACCGGGACGCAGGCGCTCTCATCGCTCATCTTCCGCGGCGCTGGCGATCTGTCGATGGGCATCACGGGCGGATCGGTCGTCGCGTCGGTGCCATCCGGGCTGCTAACGAGCCAATCGAACCAGGCGGTATCTGCGGATGCCAGCTTCACTTTCCAGACGCTCTCTTTCTCCAACGCCAACGGGTTCAGTTTCGGCACATCTGCTGGTCCGGCCATCACGGGCTCCTATACCGTTCCGACCGTCACGAACTCGAGCTGGACGGTGAGCGACGCCGCGACGAGCCAGACGGTGGTACGGCTCGCATTCACGAACCTGAATGGCGTTACGCTCTCGCTGTCTACTGGCGTCCTGGGGCGCCATACGATTGTCGGCTCGCACAACGGGATCACGTCGCAGTCGAATCAGCAAATCACGCTCCTCGCGACGGGCAACACCACGCAAAGCTCGACGGGAACCACGAACGCCTCGAGCATCATCTTTCGAGGCGCCGGAGACGCGAGCGTCGGTGTCACGGCCGGCTCGATCGTCGTCTCGATCCCGTCCGGCGTGCTCACATCGCAGAGCAATCAGGCATTCTCGGCGGCCGGCGGTTCGAGCGCGTTTCAGACCCTCGGATTCTCCGACAATGCGGCCGGCAGCTTCACGAATACGAACGGCTCCGTCGCTATCGCATCGGTCCGCGCATCTCTCTTCGCCGTCTCGAACACGACGCAATCGAGCAGCGGGACGCAGAACCTCGGCAACTTGAGCTTTGCTGGCGCCGGGATCGCTTCCGTTGGGGTCACTAACGGCTCCGTTGTCGTCTCGGTCCCAGCCGGAGGCGGCGGCGGCGATGGCGGCGTCTTTGCTGGCGTATCGACGATGGGCAACACGGCGGGCTCAACGGGCACCGTATCGACGGGTAACTTCGTGCTGGTCGGCAGCGGCCCGATCTCGCTCTCGCAGAGCACCGGGGCAGCAGGCAGCGCCGCGACCATCACCATCAACGGGCCGGCAACGTCGAGCTTGAGCGCAACGGGCGCGGTCAGCATCTCGACGAATGGGAGCACGATTAGCATTGGGGCTCCGGCTGACGCCACGGTTCCTGGCTACCATCCCTATGACGACTTTGTTCAGGCGGTCGGGCAGGTCGGACAGGGCACGTTACAATTCGACCCGCAGGTGTTCCCCAACGTGTCGCTGGATCGCGTGGGCGTGTTCATACAGAACACAAACTCATCTAACTCTTCTGGATCGCACACGTTGAGCTTCTGGATCGGCCTCTACACGCGCAACGCCGCAAGCCTGTCGCTCTATACGTCGTTCTCAGGCTCGACGGCGGTTACACACTCGGGCACTGCTGGCTCTTACTCCCTCTATTCAGGTGGGCGCCTTTTCACGTTCAGCGCAGCTGCCATGAGCGTGCCCGCCAACAAGTATTGGATCGGGTTTGTTTCCCGCACGACCTCCGGGGGAACAAACGGCACCTACTCCAATTGGATGGTGAGCAATATTGCATCCCAGTTCACGGGCGTGTTCGGCGTCGCGAGCAACGCCACGATGCAGCCGAAGCTAGGCCAGGGGTACTACACAGCAACCACCGCCGGGCTCCCCTCAAGCGTTGCGTTCAGCGAGATCAACGGCACCAACTCGGGCGCGCGGCGCATGCCGATCGTCCAATTCCACAGCAGCACCGCATAGCGAAAGGGGTTCATCATGGCACAGCGCGGCATCGCGATGGTTATCGGGACGGCAGACTGGCAGGAATCGGATCGCGTACAAATCACATACTCCTACATCGGATTTCAGCATGCTGACGAGAAATTTAGCCCGCAGATCGACGTGACGCCGTCGCTTTTGACGGGCGCAGCGCTCAAGGCGGTCATCAAAAATTCGATCGTCAACTGGTATAGCGAGCACCAGTCGGCGAACTACGACGATTGGGACAATACGCCGATAACCGGAGACACTTTTGCGCTTGTCGGAGGCATTGTCTAGCAGTGGCCCAGGGAACGCCCGCGCGGCCCAAAACTGAGCGGGCGTTCGCCTAATGGCCTGGACTCTCATCGCGAAGGATACCGGCATCTCAAGCGGCGCCGGCACAACGACAGACCAGGCCGGAACGTTCAACATCTCGGACGGCGATGCGGTCATTATCTTAGCAAAAACGGAGGCGAGCAATACCTATGCCGCCGCCAAGGACTCGGGGTCGCCGGCGAATAACTTCACTTTCGACGCGAACGATTTTTTGAGCTACGCGGGGGGCGGAGCAACCGCCGCCATAGGCTACCTGGTCGGCGCCGCGGCAGACGGGAGCCTAAAGATCCGCATGACCACGCAATCCTCCTCATTCAAGAGGTTTGTTGCGTTTCATTTGCGCCCGGACTCCGGTGACACAGTAGGCGTTGACCAGAGGAACAAGAGCAGTGGAACCGGGAGCAGCGCGACCTCGGGGAACATTACGACGACGAGCACCGACCTTGCTGCGGTTGCGCTGTATGCCGACTTCGACGGCTTGGCACCCGCCAGCGGAGAGACCATCAATGGCTCGGTCGGTGACGACCGCGCGGGCGTAGGCACCGATTTCTCCGCCTGGGTGAAGCTCTTCACGAGCACATTCACTGGGCAGGCCGCGGCCACCCCAACCGGTTCCGCGCAGTGGGCATGCCTGCTATTATCTCTCAAGTCTGAGGCGCCGGCCGCTGGCGTGACGGTGGCATGGCTCCAAGCATGAAACCCGAGTTAGTCATTCAGGACATGGGCGGGGCGCACAATGCGGACCCGCAAGGGACCAGTGCGCGCCTCATCCGTGGAGCATCATGGAAGCGGCAGCGGATCGTTGTCATTCTGCCAGCCGCCGACACGATCGCGACGCGCGTCACGCTCTCGCATTGGAACCTCTGCTTTCCGCCGAATAACGGCGTGATTCGGATGCTCGCGCTCGGGCAAGAGGTGGGCGAGGCATACTCAAGCGCCATTGAGGCGGTCCTCGCCCACCCGGAGCTGAGTGGCTGGGAGTACATCCTCACTCTCGAGCACGACAACGCGCCACCACCTGACGGCGTGATCCGGCTACTCGAGCAAATGGAGAGGCGCCCCGAGCTCGATTGCATCGGCGGGCTCTACTTCACCAAGGGCCCCGGCGGCGTCGCGCAGATTTGGGGCGACCCGAAAGACCCGGTCCTCAACTTTCGGCCGATGCCGCCAGATCCTGCCGGCGGGCTCGTCGAGTGCTGCGGCACCGGCATGGGCTTCAATCTTTGGCGCCTGAAGATGTTCAAGGATCCGAAGCTGCGGCGCCCATGGTTCAAGACGCAGGTTGAGGGCGGCGTGAGCACACAGGATCTCTACTTCTGGGCGGACGCTCGCAAGCATGGCCACCGATGCGCGATCGACTGCTCGGTGAAAGTCGGACATTATGATTTGCGCGGCGACTTCGGCCAGCCGGATTTCATGTGGTGACCCTGCTCTTCGGCCCCAACGGATTCATCGGCGGTCGCCTCGCCGCGGCGCTCCCGTGCGCCACGACGGAGGCCCGAATCGATGACCCCGAAGCGGTCGGCAAGATCCTAGACGGCCACCGGCCGAGCGTCGTCATCAATGCGGCCGGCGTTACCGGGCGCCCTAATGTTGACTGGTGCGAGGAGCATCCAGCGGAGACCTTCCGCGCCAACACGATCGGGCCAATGGTCCTCGCCGAGCAGTGCTCACGCCGCGGCATCCACCTAATCCACATCGCCAGCGGCTGCATCTTCTTCGGCAACGGTCCGCACGGCCGCCCCTGGCTCGAGTACGACCCGGCGAACCCATGCACGGTCTACACGCGGAGCAAGTACGCCGCCGACTGCGCACTCGGCACCTATCCGGACGTGGCGATCGTCCGGATACGCATGCCCATCGACGACCGGCCGCACGCGCGGAACCTGGTTACGAAACTCGCCGCCTTCCGCGCCGTCATGCGCTCGCGCAATTCGGTGACGTTCCTGTCGTCCCTCTGCCAGGCGATTGGTGCGCTCGCGCATGAACGGGCCGCCGGCATCTTCCATGCTGTCAACCCGGGCACCCTGACACACGAGCACATCCTCGGGCGGTATTCGGCGCTCGTTGGGGAGCCCGCACTTGAGGAGTGGACGGACGAGGCAACGCTCATGGGATCTGGCGCGCTCAGCTCCCCACGCTCCTCCGTGGCGCTTGGCAGCGTCAGGCTACAGGACATCGGGGTCTACATGGCGCCAGCGGCGGATCTACTCGACGAAACGCTCTCGCGGTATGCTCTGGCTTTGGAAGGACGAGCCACATGAGCAAGAGCCGCAACATCGCCCGCAAGCTGGCTGCAGCGCCGGAACCGCCGAAGCCCATCAAGCTCGATCTCGGCTGTGGCAAGAGCAAGGCCGGCCCTGAATGGACCGGTGTCGATTCGCGCAAGTTCGATGGCGTGGATCTCGTTGCCGATCTCCGCAAGCCCTGGCCGTGGAAAGATGGCTCGGTTGAGGAAGCCCGCGCGTCACACTTCGTGGAGCACCTCGAGCCCAACGAGCGAATCCACTTCGTCAATGAGCTTTGTCGCGTGCTCCGCAAGGGCGGGACATGTCAGATCATCGTGCCGCACTGGGCAAGCTGCCGTGCGTACGGCGACCTGACGCACAAATGGCCCCCGGTCTCGGAGTTCTGGTTCTACTACCTCAACGCCAAGTGGCGCACGGAGAACGCCCCGCACAACGACCAGTACACCTGCGATTTCGACTTCGGCGCGGGCTACGGCATGCGGCAGGATCTGCTTGTGCGCCCGGCCGATTACCAGCAATTTGCCCTCGCGAACTATAAGGAGGCGGCGAGTGACATCGTCGCGATGCTGACCAAGCGATGAGCCTTTCCGTCCTCTTCTTCCGCGGCGGCGGCGCTGGCGCTGGCGCTATCTACGTCGATGCGCCGTTTGAGCGCTACGTCTGGGCTCCGCCTGACGTGCGGGACTTCGAGGCCCTTGGGCCGCCGATCGTTCAATTCATCCCGCCAACCGCCCCGCTCATCGCTCGTCCGCCAAACACGGCGCTTGTCGTGCGCGAGCCTGACCGCATCGTCTTTCGCCCTGAGGAAAGGATCTTTATCGCATGAGCGCGCTCACGATGGGAACCGTGGTCAAGGGTCCGGGCGCGACGAAGGATTACTTCGTGGATTTCTCGCCCTACCTCAAGCCCACCGAGAAGGTGACGGCCGCGGTCTACGTCGCGAGTGGAGTTGGTCTCACCATCGGCTCGGGCGCGTACGCTTCCACGATCGCGGCGGACGGCAAGAGCGGCTATGTGTGGCTCGCGGCGGGCACGGCAGGCACAACCTACACGGTCACGGTCACTTTCACGACCGACAACGTGCCGCCGCGCATCGAGCAGGATACGTTCGACGTGACGATCGAGGGCGCCGCGGTCGGCGGAAACGGTGCTGAACTTGGTCAGATCCTGTCGTTTGACGGCAACACCTACGTGCCGCGTCGCTTCTGGGTCATCCCGAGCCTTGACCCATCCGGCTCCGCGGCATCTGAGGCGGCAAACACGGCCGCGATTCGCGCCGCGATCACGGCGGCAGCGGCTTCTCGGGCGGGAGCGCACGTGTACATCCCGGAGGGCACGTACGCGGTCGGTGATGGTGCCAACGACATTTTTAGCATTCCGAAGGGCCTAACCATCGGCGGCCCCGAGCGCGGACTCATGCGCTCATCGCGACTCTTCGGCGCTTCCGATCTGGCGCAAACCGGCGCACGGCTCGACGTGCGTGGCACGGGCAAGCTCTTTACCATGAGCTATCAGACGGCCGTGCGCGACTTCGAGATTTACTACCCTAACCAGAACACGAACTCGGCCCCTGCTGTCTATGGAGCGGCGTTCTCCGCGACTAGCAACTGTCACATCCCAACGATCGAGCGCATTACGGCGGTGAACCCCTACGATCTGATCGATTTGCCAAGCTCGAACGGCGGACTCATTCGCGACATTTGGGCATTCCCGCTACATCGCGGCGTCTACCTCGGGCGATGCGCGGATGTGGTGCGCGTTCAGAATGTGCACTTCAATTACAACGTCTCGCCGAACGCGGGGGACTTCGGGGCGAACCTGCTCGACTATGTCACCCAGAACGCAAGCGGGTTCGTTGTGGATGGAGCCGAGCAATTCGATTTCACGGATTGCTTTGTGCTGCCATACTTCAACGGGCTCCTGATCCAGGACATCGACGGCGATGGGTTCAAGGCCAGCTATGGCACCTGGAAGGGAGGCGGCTTCGACAACTGCGTGAACTGCATTTGGGTGAAGGGCAACACGCCGGCCATCGGTGCGCATGGGCTCAAGGTGTACGGCGCTTCGTTTGCGCCTCAGCCGGGTGCGGTGCCAGCAAGCGACCCGGGCGTCGGCGTGCGCATGGATGATACGGCCGTGCCAGCAAGCTCCTACTACCGTCCGAGCGTCTATCTGACCGACTGCACCATGGGCGGCGGCACCCAGTTCGGGCGCTGCCTTTGGGCCGCCGCCGGCAGCTACGGCGTCGTTCTCGCGAAGGGCGGCTTTTACAACAACTTCACCGAGTACGGCGCGCGCGTCTCGGGGGCGAACTCACTCCTGCACTTTGCCGGCGTGTCACGGCCAACCGTTCTGCTCGGCGGCGCCGTCTGGCTGTCGGGCGGCGCGGGCGCGTCGGAAACTGATACCATTCTGACCTGATGGTCATCGCCGAGCTCCCGCCCGTCTCGCAAACGGCCAAGGAGCCGCAGACCGTCAATTTCGACACCGTCCTGGAGCCCGACACGGAGTACTTGGCATCGGTCGTCTGGTCATGCCCGACCCTCACGCTCGGCTCAGGCAGCTACGGGCCGGCCATCTCGACCGACCGGCGCAAGGCGTCATTCTGGTACGTGGGAGGCGCCGCGGGCCGTCATGAAGTCACCGCCACCTACACGACCGACAACGTTCCGCCCAGGATCGACGCCGTCAACATCGGCCTCACCGTCGTCTAATCCCCACTCCGCGGCCCCTCATCCCCCACATCCGGCGGCACCCCCCACCCCTCCGTCCGCCCACACCT